TCTTTTTTAGTCAAAAATTCATTAGCCCATCGTTTTTCAGTGGACGTTTTTCGGATATTTATTTTAAAGCCGTCATGCAAATGGTGTTTGGCTCGATAATAAGTAGTTAGATTATTCATCAAATACACCATTTTTAAAGTCTTGTTCAAGCTCTTCTAACTGTTCCGGTGTAAAAGTAAAACATTCATTAGCTAAGTCTTTTAATTGACTAAATTCAGTTGCTTTACAAGCTTGAGTATATAGATATTCATCATTAGAAAAATATAGGCTTAATTCTTGGTCACTGTATTGTGTAATATTCATTTTCTACCCCTTGTCGGTATATTGTTTAGTCTAGTTTATATTTAAGTTAAATACAATTAAATATAGTAATTAATTTATTTATCAAATTTTGCTTGTCTTTTTTGGCATTCTAAAATCGCTTTTTTAGCGCCCTGGTTCCCTTTAATGCCAATTTGAGCGACACGGGTACTATGAGTAATGCCATTTTGCAGGACTTCAAAGCCATTCTTAACGCGTAATACCCAGAAATTATGCAATTCATAGATAATATCGGATTCTTTTATCATAATTTCACTACTCTGTAGTTATGCTTAACATTAGCGTTAACTAAATTAGTTATACATTGTTTATAAGTAAGCCCAGTAATTAAGACCGTTTTATTGTTTGAAAATATATATAAATTGTACATTTTGATCCCCTTGTCGGATTAAATTATTTAAAAGTTTTTACTGGCAAAAAAACTAAGTTCTGGCGAGGTTTTTAACCACCTGGAAATTAATTTATAACTGTAAAGCCTTCACATTTATATAACGTGTTCCGTCTCTATCAGTTTGAGTAAAATATGTCCCAGACTTTAGATTTTCGTGAATTTCTTTCCAGTGAAGTGCATTATCACCTTTATTTAAAAAAGTATGCATTTGTTCAGCATATTTAAAGGCCCTGACTTTGTAACGATTGCTTAATGCTTGACCTTGTTTACAGCTTAATTGCTTAACTATGTTGTATCTCATTTTAAAACCCCTTTTTTAATTTAGATTAATATTGTGTCATAACCCAAGAATCGAGCTTGTTTCTATATTCTGGATATTCAGCTAAATGATAGGTTAAGATTTTTTTTTCATGATCAAGTAGAATATCGTTATTTTTGATTAAACATATCCAAACTGAACGCGGATTAACTGTAAAATAATCGCATGAAGTTATATTTTTCAATACTTCAATTGAATCTGAATCTAATGGTATTTTAGGGTTTAAATAAACCCACAAGCTCGATGTTTCTTCAATCTCGCCCGTCTCAACTGAATAAGCTTCATAGTAATCATAAATAGTAGGCTCAGTAATATCAGGGTATAAGATAGGATCTAAACACGATAGAATATGAGGATCTAAGTCATTATAAACATTGACAGGTAAGTCTTTTAATTTTGTATCAAGTGATAATTTCATAATTAACCCCTATTAAACATTGCTTCACGCTGTTCATTATCAAGCGTAATTGCCCATTTAATATTAGTACCATCATAAAGTTCAAATTGACCAATAACTGTTTGAATCTCATTGATTTGATAATCAACAGTTTCAAGTAAAAATTCGTTATCCTCGTCACTTAATGAAGGGATACGAAGCAAGCCGAAGGTTTTAACGCCTTCAATATATCCGGTATCGGTCCAGATAACATGAGGAAGTAACCGAGTTTCGTAGCCGTAGGTATTATCAATATCATCATCAAGGATAATGCTTATAGTTGCTGTAGTTTTCATAATATTTAATCCTGTATTTACCTTGTCTGTGCAAAGAATAGCTTTAAATATAAATAAATACAAGTAAATATTAATAAATATTACAAATAATTTCAAATAAATAAATAATGCTAACAAAATCATGTAGTTATAAATTATTGCCAGTTTCTAAGTTCTTGAAAAATAAGGTTAAATCATGGCTAAAACAGCACTAGCGAATAAAGGGAGCAAATACAGCGATCAGGATAGATACGCAGCTATGGCTTGTTATGCAGTACACGGGAATTTGACTAAGTGTAAAGATTTGCTGGGTATTCCAGTAACAACAATACACGATTGGTCTAAAAGTGAGTGGTGGTTATCTGCGATCGAACAAGTTCGTATTGAAAAACAGGATGAGATAGACGCAGGCATCCAGAAAATTATTGACAGGTCGATAGAAAGCGTTGTAACGCGCTTGGATAAAGGCGACGAAGTAATAACTAGCAAAGGCGAAACGCTCTATAAGGCCGTCTCAGCTCGTGACAGCGCGACAATTTTAGGTATATCTTTCGACAAACAAAGGATATTAAGAATGTTACCCACTTCTATTAGCTCAGCTGGCAATGACGATAAGTTATTGAATTTGTTAGAGAAATTCGAAGAATTAGCACAAGAAAAGACAAAACAGATAGAAGCTACAGTGATAGCGGAAGGTTGACAACCTTAAGTCTATCTAATGATATCAATAGCTTACGTTAGTATTGTCATGTTATTGTAAAGCGATACTGTATAACAGGACGGTCACGCACTATGAATCAATAGCTTACACTATAATTGTAGCTTATAGTCAGCATGCTATCGATGATAGCGTGTAAGTGGTTGATAATAAAAGCATTATAATAACCACAATTTCGATGGGGGGATAGGGCAAATTATTCAAGTAATGGTAACGACAACAACCCCCACCCAACACTCCCACAATCTTAAAGCAATATTCATCCTTACTTTAACTGTGGTTATATACCTAAGTCCTTGATTCTTGGTTGAAGGTCTCGAAATACACGGGAAAACATATTTTGTTTCTCAAAAAACACTTTTTTATTTTAGGTTTATGCCTAGATATACACCTTTATGACCCTGTTTAAGCTCAATTATTGGTCCGCACTGATAAAGCGAGTGCCTTTTGAGCATAAATTGAGCAGGGTCGCCTAATTTTTAAAGCGAAGCGTCTATTTTTATAATTTTTTACAAAAATAAAAGGTCTTTTTATACCTAGATATAGACTTTTTGTATGAAAAGGCATCAATTTTACGGGGAAAACACTTTAATAAATAATCTTCTAGTTTGCTTTAGTGGCGGTAAAACCTCTGCCTATATGACAAAGAAAATCAAGGAAAGCTTCACTGGCGACTTGCGTGTGGTGTTTGCTAACACGGGTCAAGAGAATGATGAGACCTTGGAATTTGTTCGTGACTGTGATCGGTACTTTGGGTTTGAGACTGTTTGGCTCGAAGCTGAGGTGCAGGAACGCAACACCGCGACTTCGTTTAAAGTGGTGGATTTTGAGTCGGCGAATCGTGACGGGGCTATTTTTGAGACAGTTATACAGAAATACGGTATTCCGAACGTGTCCTATCCCCATTGCACTCGTGAGCTAAAGGAACGACCGCTCCATTCTTATGTTAAAGCGATTGGCTGGGCGCGAGGGAATTATCAGACAGCTATCGGTATCCGCACTGATGAGACTCGGCGTGTACGGAAAACGAAAGATTATCAAAATATTGTCTATCCATTGGTTGACTGGTTTCCGGCTGATAAAGATGACGTTAATGATTTTTGGGAAGATCAGAAATTCAATTTAAAGCTTGCTGAACATAAAGGGAATTGCAAGTGGTGTTGGAAAAAGTCTTTAAAGAAACATTCAGTTTTAATTCATGAGTCTCCTGAGATTTACAACTTTCCTCGGAAGATGGAACAGAAATATGGTTATGCTGGTCACAATGACGGCGTTCGCAAAAGAGTGTTTTTTAGGGGGAATCGTTCCACTGATGACTTGTTTAAATTATCAGAAACCACTGGAACGGTCGATCAGGACCTTGACGGGGGATGTTCTGAGAGTTGTGAAATTTATGCGACGACGTGACTACCCACACCGCCGGAAACTTCTCTGATACGCTAACAGAATGAATATTATTTCCTCAAGCTATGGTAATGATTCGATTGCCTTGATTCAGTGGGCGCATGAGCAAAATCTTGATGATGTGACCGTTGTTTACTGTGATACTGGTTGGGCTGCTCCTGATTGGGAGGAACGAGTTAAGCTGGGGGAGATTTTTGCACGCGAATGTGGTTTTAAGGTTAAGACTGTGAAATCGATGGGTTTTGAAGAACTCGTTAGGATGAAAAAAGGCTTCCCTGCGAATCAGTATCAGTTTTGCACTGCTCATCTTAAAGGGATTCCATTTCTCAACTGGCTTGATGATTTTGATCCTGAGCGAAAAGCGGTTGTGTTGATTGGGAAAAGACGGGCTGAAAGTAAAGCAAGGGCTGAAACACCTGAATTTATGCAGTCTGAGTATCACGGTGATCGGACTGTCTGGCATCCATTATATAAGCACTCGGATAAAGATAGGAATGCTTTAGTGACGAAGGCGTGCTTCGATATTCTTCCTCATCGGAGTCAGGAGTGTTCGCCTTGTGTGAATGCTAACCGGTCAGATTTTCTGCTATTGACGAAATCTCAAATTGAACGGGTTTCTGCTTTGGAAGTGGAATTAGGAAAACCGATGTTTAGACCGAAACGCTTTGGCGCTGTTGGAATTTACGGTGTCATGGCTTGGGCGAAATACGGGAAGAATAATAAAAATCTGCTCGATGAGGAATTACTTGAAGATGAGGGCTGCGGGAGTCCATTTGGTTGTGGCCTTTGACTTAATGTTCACTACCGTGTAACACTTGAGGTATGAAATGGATTCCTGTCAAAGTTTTACCCAACGAAGGCCAAAAGGTGTTCTATCATTATGTTGGTGGGACCTTTGCTGGTATGTACTACGGTCTTAGTGATAATGAAGACCTGAGAGGATTACCTTGTTTTGGTGGTGATTCTGGCTTCCTTTGTGGTGACGTAACCCACTGGATGCCACGGGAAGATGGCGATCTCCTTCCTGAGAAACCTCATGGATAAGTGTCAAGGAAAAGGCTGTGACAAGCACAACATGAAAACCTACTGGTTTTTTGATGAAACCGATCATTATAAAAAACTGACAAAAACCCATAAACAGACCAGATGTAAAGTTTGTGGTCTTTTTACTGTTTGGGTTAAGAAATGAATCTCCCCTATTAGACAAGAAACGGATTGATGACTAAAAAAACTGATAAAGAAGAAATATTAAAAAAACTTGTAGCTCACTTCGATGAGCAAGCTTTAGCTATTTACGATGATTCTAAAGAACAAATTCTTATCGCTGGTTGTGTCGGTTTCAACGACGCGCAAATGTTTATTACTGGGGCAATGAACCATAGACGGTCTGCTAGTTTAATGTTGGTAATGGTTAAAGGTTTGTCCGAGATGTTAAAAATTATAAATGATAAAGAAGCTGAATTTTTAGATGAGCTGATCGAAAGGCTTAGGGAATCCTCTAAATCGCTCAATTAATCGCATTTCATTGTAAATATTTTTTATAGATAGCCATAATTTTTTCATTGTCTTCTAATGAAATATGCTTTTCGACTAACATGCCTGTGGATAAGATTTGAATTATAAAATCTTGTGTTGGTATTTTGCGTTTTATTGCAGCCTCTATTAGATCTTGCTCTAAATAGGTAGGTAGTTTTATTTTCATTTATTCCTTTTGATTGCTGCTTTTGCAGCTTTAACGAAGTCAGGAGGAAAGTGTTTTAAAACCTCTGGCTTGTATTTTATTTTTTTATAAACTTTGCGACAGTCCATTTCTTTACAGATCGTAGGTTGCGAGCCGTGAATAGTGCAGCCTTTATCTAAGTAGATACAGTCGCCGTTATCCTTGTGTTTTAATGTAAATCGTCCGTCATGGAAATCCGTTAGATAGTTATTTGGGTTGTCGCCGCATTCAGGGTGAAGGTAAATTAAATCTTTTTGACAACACACAACACAAGAACCGCAGTTTAAAAGCCGAACTTTGTTTTTTTGATCAACTTGCATTAAACATTTCTTTTAATTTTATCCACTGGCGAACAGAGTCTTGAGTCCAGCGTTTTTGATTTTCAACGACACCCCAGTGCGGCGGGAATATATCTTTTGAGATTAGATCACGAAGTTCATCTTCGTTAAATCCAGTCTGATCCATGACTTCGTTAATGTTCAGTAGGTTCATTAGAATACCTAAGCAGTTTTTCAGTAATATCTACCTGATCTTTAATTGGCATATTCGCAATAGTGGCTGTCATTTCTAAAGAACGATTAACAATAAAGCTTGGGTCAGCATCTTCGTTAACTCGCATAATTTCAGTGATGGTCGCTATCGATTGTTCGTTAAGTTTAATTTTTATCATTGGTTTTCATCTCAAACTCTTGAACCAGGAATGTGATTATATCAACAGCAATCTCAGGTGATAGTTCGATATTGAATCGTCCATCGGAAAGATAAACTGTTTTATCTTCGTCGTGGGTGAAGCTATCAAGGGACCAACTTGAATCAATTTTTAGTTTGTTTTTTATGATCGCCATGTTCCCCAAAGGTTAACACTGAGATGATTCAAAAGCGAGTCGTCTTTGTGTATTTGTTTATGGGATTTATTTTTTTGTTAAGCGCGGCTTTAATTCGAGCAAGAATAGAAACTGAATATTGTAAATTAACCGGCATCAATATTCCTTTTGAGCGAATTTTTTGGTCTCAAGCGGATTGTAGGCAAAGATTATGGCGTTAAGTCGTCTTCTTTTAAAAAGATAAAAGTAAACTGTCCTTTTTCTAAATCATAATATAAATAGGTGTCTTTAGCGCATGATATTTCAGCTTTGCTTTCTGGGATGAATTGAAACGTAGTGAGATTTTCTTTTAAATTTTCATCATAAAAAGCAAACTGCGCGAATATTGCGCCAACGACTGGATTTCGTGAAAAGCTGCGATTTAACCAGACAAAACCTTTATCAAGATTAATGATAAAATTTAATTTGCCATTTTTGGATATTTCACTGTACGCACTGAAAGTGTTTTTATCTGGATGGTCGCTGTCGATTATTATTTCCATGTTCATTATAGAGTAACACATATTGCAGGAAAAGACTGTAGCGTTAAAGCGTTATGTCTTTTCTCTCAACACGGAATTGCTCGAACCATATATCAAGATCATTTTTTCGATAAATTACTTTTCGTCCAACTTTATAGTAAGCCGGTCCAGCGCAAAGCTTGTTGTCGATTAACTGATGAGAACAGCGCAATTGCTTAAGGTATTGAATGCTAAAACCTAAATATTTAGCGGCCTCTTTAGTAGACATAGAAATATTGTCTAATGAATAAGTTTTTGATTTTGATTTTTTTGCCATGTTCTTTAAAGGGTAACACATAAATGCCTTTAACCGCAGCAGCTATTGAAGGTTTTACTAAATCCGTTCTAGGGGCAAGATACGATGACCCAAAGCCAATTCCAGAACATCATAGAGAGATGTGGCGATTATGCGTCAGTGACCACCCTCAAGTAGCCATTGCAAGTCCACGGGGTAGCGCAAAATCGACAGCTATCACTTTTGCTTACATTCTTGCGTCAGTCTTATTTAAGGAACATCAGCATGTACTCATCATATCAGCTAATGAAGAACTTGCTTCGGGCTTCCTTAACGACATAAAAATTGAGCTTCAAGAAAATGAACTCATTGGTGAACTCTTTGGTTTTAAACGTTTCATTAAAGAACGTGAAACTGAAATTATTGTCGAGCTTGATGAAGGTTATCGCTTTCGAATTATTGTCAAGGGTGCTGAACAACGAATGCGGGGTCTTAAATGGGAACGAAAAAGACCTTCATTAGTAGTACCTGATGATTTGGAAGACGAAGAATTGGTTGCTTCAGAAATGCGCCGTGAAAAGTTTAGGCGTTGGTTTTATGGTGCGGTTAAACCTATTTTAAGGGACGGTGGAAAAATTCGCATGGTTGGAACCATCATGCACATGGATTCATTATTGAATCGTTTCATGCCACCACCGAAGTCTGGTTTTACTGTTGAAACACCATTAATGCGGTATACCGAACAAGATGTTAAAAAACAAAAAGAATTAAAACCAAATTACGATGGTGACACACCTCACCGTTCATGGCATAGCGTTTTATTTAGAGCGCACGATGTTGATTTTAGGAATTTGCTTTGGCCTGAGATGTACGCCGAAGCACGTTTGAGAATGATACGTCAGGATTTTGCCGAACAAGGCATGTTGGATATTTATTCTCAGGAATATTTAAACAATCCAATTGATCCAGCGAAAGCGTATTTTAGAAAAAGTGACTTCCTTCCAATGGAGCAAGGTGATCATGAGATTCGCAAAACGTATTATGCTGCGGCTGATTTGGCAATTACACAAACAAAACGATCTGCTTATTCTGCTATGCCTGTGGGGGGCATGGATTGTGATCGTAGGTTATACATTACAGATATGCGGCGCGGTCGCTTGGACTCCCTTGAGATAGCGGAAGAAATTTTTTCCATTCATGCAAGGTGGGATATTGCTATCTTTAGAATGGAGTCTGAAAATATTCAAAAATCCATTGGTCCTTTTTTATATGACCGAATGAACCGTACTGGCACGTATCTTAATATCGATGCCAAACCTCCAACGAAAGACAAAGAATCACGCGCACAAACACTTCGCGCCATGATGCGTTCAGGTCAAGTTTTATTTGATAAGGAAGCAGAATGGTATCCCGATCTCGAAGAGGAACTTTTACATTTCCCAAAATGGACAACTTGTGATCAAGTTGATGCCTTGGCTTGGTTAGCTTTGTTGGTTAACGAAATGATTGAAGCGCCCACCAGGGAGGAATGGGATGAAGAAGAATGGGAACGTGAACATGATGACTTTAACTATGGCGCTAGTGCTATAACGGGATACTAATGGGATTTAAGTGGTTAGAAAAAGTTGTTGATCTGGATAATATTGCGCCTGAGCTGACTGAGCAAAAATTAACAGACATAGCAAGCAAAGTGTACGATGGTTACACTGACGATAAGGAATCTCGCGTCGGTTGGGAAAAGCAGCAAGAAGATTATATGCGTCTTGCACTTCAAGTAGTAGAAGTTAAAAATACGCCTTGGCCCAATGCTGCGAATGTAAAATATCCCTTATTGACAACAGCTACAATGCAATTTGGCGCACGATCTTATCCTGGCTTAGTTGGAAGTGCGAATGTTGCTAAAGGTAAAGTAACCGGCTTTGATGAGACTGGCGAGAAAGCAAAAAGCGCCCAAAGAATCGGGCTACACATGTCCTATCAACTTCTTGAGGAAATGGAAGAGTGGGAAGATGACATGGATAAGCTTTGCATCTCCATTCCTATTGTTGGCTGCATGTTTAAAAAATCTTACTTCTCACCAGGTAAGAATCGAAACGTTAGTGAATTAATTTATCCAAAACATTTAGTAATAAATTACTGGACTAAAAACCTTGTTGATGCACCAAGAATCACCCATGAGATACAACTTCAAGACAATGATATTGTTGAGCGAATTAATTCAGGTTTGTTTATTGATCAAGCCTATTCTCAAGAAACACTAGAAGAAGATATTGTTTCTAATGAAATTCACGGCACACATCAACCAGCCGAAGATGAAACGACTCCGAATTTATTTTTAGAGCAGCATCTTTGGTTAGATCTGGATGACGACGGATACAAGGAGCCTTACATTGTTACTTATGGCGGGGGGAAGGTGGCTCGCATTGTGGCGGCGTTTGATCTCGAAGGTGTCAGTGTCAGAGGGGATAAAGTTGTTCACATTAAGCGTATTGATTATTTTACTAAGTATGGCTTTGTTCCTAATCCTGACGGGTCTTTTTATGATATTGGTTTCGGCTTATTACTGGGACCTATTAATGAAACGATTAACACTACGTTAAATCAATTGCTCGATGCGGGGACAATGAGCAATCGTTCGGCTGGCTTCTTGGGTCGTGGCGCACGACTTAAAGGTGGTGAACATTCTTTTAATCCGTTTGAGTGGAAACAAGTTTTATCAACAGGTGATGACTTACGAAAATCAATCGTGCCATTACCCGTTCGTGAACCGTCGAATGTTTTATTTCAATTACTTGGTTTAATGATTGAGTCTGGTAAGGAGTTGTCTAACACTGTTCCGATGTTATTAGGGCAAAACCCTGGACAAAATCAACCGGCAACGACTTCAATGGCGGTTATTGATCAAGGGTTGAAAGTTTACTCTTCAATATTAAAACGTTTACACCGCTCATTGAAAAAAGAATTAAAGAAATTAAAAAGATTAAACAGACTTTACTTACCAGCACAAACCTATTTTCAAATTCTTGATCCAAAGTTAGCTGAAGGTCAAACACCATCTTTTGTTTTACAACAAGATTACCACGATGATGTTACGGCGGTAATTCCTTATTCTGATCCGTCCATCGTGTCTGAAGTGCAGCGCATGATTAAAGCGCAACAAATTTCAGAAATGATGGCGCAAGGGTTAATTCCAAATCAAGCGGCGGCGGCTAAAATTGTTCTAGAAGCAATGGATATTCCTAATTTAGATGAATTATTAACACCTCCACAACCTGAACCTAATCCAGAACAACAACAAAACCAAATTGAATTTGAACACAAGAAACAAATTGAAATTGCACGTTTAGAATTGGATCGTGATCGTTTCGACTTAGAAAAAGAACGTTTAGAAACATCAAAAATTAAAGATAAAACAATCGGTATCTTGAACCTTGCTAAAGCTGAAGCGGCTGAAGAAGGGAAGCAATTAGATGGTTACATGAGACAAATCGATGCGGCTGTTGAAGCTGAAGAACGAGAAATGAAACGTGAAGAAATGCAAATGAAGAAACAGCAAATGCAACAACAAATGCAACAACAGACTCAACAAGCACAACAAGGCAAAATGAATGACCAAGGATGAATTTGAAGATTGGGTCAATGATCCTGTCACGAAAGAGTTTAGAAAATATTTAAGTGATTCGGCAGACGAAGAAGCTGAAATTTTAAAAGAGACAATTATAACCGGCAATATCGTTCCTGAAGTAGATCAGTATCGTATTGTTATTATGAATCAATTGTTTCGACGAATTATTGAAGTCGATTATGAAGAGATAGAAGACTTTTATAAAAGTTAAAGTAATTGAGATTTAGAACCGAACCGGCTTATGCCGGTTTTTATGGAGAAAATAAATGATAGAAGCGTTAGGTAATCGAGTAATCATTAAACCGGATGACATTGAAGAGGTGACAGCCGGTGGAATTGTTATTGCTCAAACAGCAAATTATATACGAGATGAAAAGGCAGCAACAACAACCGGTATCGTTATAGGTTATGGTCCGGCAGCCTGGCTTGATCCAATTATGGGTGGAGAACCTTGGGTTGATATAGGTGATCGTATTGTTTACTCGCGCTACGCGGGGAAGTTCGTTATTGATCCAGACAGCGAAGAAGAGTTTGTCGTAATCAATGACGATGCTATTCAAGCTCGTGTTATCAAAACACCAGAAGTCGTAGGAGAAGCAGCATGACAGATACCCCAGAAGATATTGCCGCAGCCGAAGCAGAAGGTTGGCAAGCCGATTATGATGGAGAGAACCCTAAAACGGCAAAAGAGTTTTTGCACGATGGTTCGTTTTTTAAAAAGATTGACGAATTAAAAGTAGAAAATAAACAGCTTAAAGATTCAATGAATCAGCTTAGTGGTCATTATGAGAAAGTTGTCGCGTCAGAACGCAAGAAAGCTGAGGTTGAATACGAACGTCGAATTAATGAATTAAAAGCAGCCAAAGTTGAAGCTTTAGATGAAGGTGATAACAAACGTGTTGTTGATATTGATGAAGAAATTCGTACCACCGCAAAGCCGCAAGATGAACCCATTGCAAATGAATCGTTTGAAACCTGGGTTAAAGATAACTCTTGGTATAATGACGATCCTTTCTTACAAATTGAAGCCGATAAGTACGGTGATTTGTATTATAGCAAAGGGTTTCGCGGTCGTGAGTTGTATGACGCGGTTGGCAATCACGTTAAAGAAGCTCATCAAGATAAATTTACCAATGCTAAACGCAATAAAGCCCCGTCAGTTGAAGGTGGTTCAAACCTTCCGACAGGCACACCAAAAGGCAAAATTACTGAAAAAGATCTCGAACCAAATGAACGGGAAGTTTTTCGTAATTTTAAACACATGAATATTTTCAAGAATAAAGACGACGAGCAAAAATATTTGCGCCAAGTCATTGAGGTTAGATAAATGGCACGAGAATGGACCAAAGAACAGAAACAAGCCGCAAGTGATCGCATGAAAGAACGTCATTCACAACAGAAGTCGAGTGAGGTTAAAAAAGCCATGCGTATTCCAATGGGTAGTAGGAGAAACTTAACGTCTGTGAATGATACACCTGAAGGTTATGTTGACCGATGGGTGAATGATATAGCAGGTCGAATTACGAGAATCAAGCAAGCGGGGTACGAGCATGTGCAAGCCGCAAGCGTAGGGGATTCCAGTGTTGACGGAACACACTCTGAAGATGGGGTGGTTTCGCGTGATATGGGTCAAGGTGTAACAGCATATTTAATGCGACAGCGGCGTGAGTATTTTGAAGAAGATCAAGCCGAAAAGCAGAAAATAGTTGATGAGTCTGAAGACTCCATTCGCCGGAATCCAAATGATAATCGGAATGACGGCTACTACGGTAGTGTTTCTATCGGTCGCCCTAATTCCAAACCATAAGGAATATTAAAAATGGCTAATCCAGATCGTCCAAGAGGCTTTACTCCGATCAAAATGTTATCGGGCGCACCTTGGGCTGGCAATGTACGTTCTGTAGGGGTCACTGATGGTGCAGATATGTTTATTGGTGATCTTATTTCATTAACTTCTAACCTTGGCGCGGTAGCAGCAACTAATGATGCTACTTTCTTAGGCGTTGCGGTTGGTTTTGGTAAAAAAGATGCCGCGAGTGGTCAGTTCGCAAGTGCTTACAACCCGTCTAGTCTTGAAACGTTGTATTACGATGATAGTGCTTCAACTCATACTGACTGGCGTGTTTTTTATGTGCCGGTTGACGACATGATTTTTGAAGTTCAATCAAATGCTGATTTAGATGCAGCTATCGGCGATCCCGTCGATTTAGTGGCAACAGCAGGTTCTACAACAACTGGTCGTTCTCAACAAGAAGTCGGAGCGAATACGAATACCGACATGCACATCGTTGAGATACCAGCTTATTCCGATAACGATTCAACATTAGCGAATACACGTTATTGGGTAACTATAACTAAAGCCGAAATGGTCTTTCAATAAGGAGTAATAATTTATGCCTATTACTACTGGCAATTTTGCCAAATTATTATGGCCTGGTCTTAATACGATCTATGGCATTAGTTACAACGAGTACCCGTTAGAATGTGCTCAAATTTTTGAAACTAAAACTTCGCGTAAAGCATTTGAAGAAGATGTGGGCGTAACCGGTTTTGGGTTAGCTGCGGTAAAAACTGAAGGTAATGCAATTGGTTATGATACCGAACAACAAGGTTTCTTAACTCGCTACAACCATGTGGTATACGCATTGGGATTCATCATTACTGAAGAAATGATCGATGATGATCAATACGATACTGTCGGTCAACGGCGTACTAAAGGTCTTGCCTATTCAGGACGTGTCACCAAAGAGATTGTTGCTGCAAACGTGTTAAATCGTGCGTTCAACACTTCTTATGTTGGTGGTGATGCTGCGACTTTAATTGCGTCAGCCGGTGGTGGTGGTAGCACAACTCACCCTAATGTATCTGGAGGAACATGGAGTAATGGTCCAGCTACCGCCGCTGATTTATCAGAAGATGCATTAGAGCAAGGTGTTATCGATATCGGTAATTTCCTCGATGATCGTGGTAAACAAATGCGCGTTATGCCTAGAAAATTGATTGTTAAAAATGACAATCAGTTTAATGCAGAGCGTATTTTAAAATCACAACTTCGAGTAAATACTGCTGATAATGATTTGAATGCAATGAAAACAATGGGTTCGATTCCAGAAATCGTTGTTAATCATTATCTAACTGATCTCGATGCTTGGTTCATTCAAACTGATTGCCCTAATGGGATGACAAACTACCAACGTAAAGATGCGAAGTTTGCTATTGATAACGATTTTGATACTTCAAACGCTAAGTTTAAGTATACAGAACGTTATTCCTTTGGTTGGACTGATCCTCGTTCCATGTATGGATCACCTGGTATCTAGTAGAAACTTTGTGGAGTGTAGATTGCATTTTACGCTCCACAAACTCTTATAGATCGCTGAAAGACGCGAGTTGACTCCCTTGCAAGGGAAGGAATAAATAATATGTCTATTTCACATTTTTCGGGTCCTATCGCCGTTGGCGCGGGTTCCTATGAATCATTAATTACTACCAAAGCCTTAGATAAAGACGATAATGGCAAAACATTTGGTTTAAATCTTGCCGGTGGGTTTACAGTGACTTTACCACGGGTTGCTGATGTGACTGCGGGATGGAAGGTTCGTTTCCGTGTTGAAACTGCACCAACCACAGCATATATCATTACTGAAAACGCGACTTATGATACCAACATTGTCTTAGGTAGCATTAACACTAGTACCGGTCAAACATCGGCGGCAGATTTTGAAACGTCAGGTGGAACCTTTGTTAACTTTGTGGCTTCGGCGGCAGCGGTGGGTGACTGGGTTACAGTTGAAACTAATGGCACAAATTGGTTCGCTTATGGTCAATGCACTATCGTCACTGGTATCACGATTACGTAATCTTATGAAAGGCACTTTTTTTAAAAAGGGTCAATGGAATGGTATCTGTGATCGTTGTGGTGAAAAACGTAAATCAGGTGACTTAAAAGAGACTTGGGATGGGCTTTATGTCTGTCCTGATACTTGCTGGGAAATTCGTCATCCACAAGATTTTTTACGTGGTGTTAAAGATGATTCCAGTGTTGCTTGGACGCGTCCTGAAGCAGCCGATTCTGAAACAGATAATTCCTCATGGGCTACTCCGACGACCGTGCCATCCGGTACGTTTGATAATTCAATTTAGGAAAATCTTATGTCTGTAAAATTACTGGCCGCAGCGACCGCTACGGGTACAAGTTCGACGTGGACGGTTAATAAAACGCCGCGAAATCACTCTGTACAAATAACCATTACTGGCGCACCAACAGCAGTTACCGTTGATCTGGAAGGATCATTAGATGGATCTACTTGGGTGTCTTTGGCTTCGCACGTTATGAGCGCGGCAGAAATAACAGCAGCGCAAGCCTTATTCCATGTTGTTGACAAACCGACTCGGCGTGTTCGTGCAAACTTAAAGGTCTTGACGGCAGGAACCTCTCCAACGGTTACGGTTATTTATACGCAGGAGGGACCATGAGCGAGAGTTATTCAAATGCGGGTGATAGCTATCTTGAATGGGCTGGCACGGCCGGAGCTGCCGACAATGCAGTAATCTATACATCGGGGGATATTAGCAAGTTTAATCATCATACCATTGCAGTGACCGGCACGAATTCGTCTGATGTTGAAGTAACCTTGGATGGAACAACGTGGCATGTCGCATCAGTGAAATTAATTGATGATGTAACGACGGGTGGCGGTATTCAGGTAATAACCATTCCCACTGGTAAGCTTGGAGTCTTAACGGGTAAATTTAAACAACTTCGTGTAAAACAAGACGGGGTGACTGACTCGGACGCTTTTGGCGCTCATAGTTGGGCGTAATGGCGTTAAGTGCATCAACTGACTATTCCAGTGACAGGGATAGTTTAATCACACAAGCCTATCGTATTTTAGGTGCTATTCGGACTGGTGGCACGGCTACTGCCAATGAGTTGTCGGATGCAACTGTTACCTTGAATATGATGCTTAAGGCATGGCAATCTTATGGCCTTCAATTATGGGTAGTGAAACGGGCAACATTAATTCCGTCTAAAGGAACGCAATCTTATTCTTTAGGGGGAACTGGTGATCATGTTTCTTTATCAATGAGCAAAACTGAAATGCGAGTTGCCGGTGTTGCTTCCGATACCACGCTTGAAGTTGACTCAACCTCTGGAATGACAGCAGCGGATAATATTGGAATCGTGCTTGATGACGGCACGACACAATGGACCACCATTAGTTCGGTAACAGACTCAGACACCGTTGTTATTACGACTGGATTAACCAGTGCTGCGGCGGTTGATCAACACATTTATTGGTACACCACTAAAATTGACCGACCTCATGAATTGTTAGAAGTCTATCGTAGACAATATGACGACGTTATCGACGTGCCGGTTATTCGATTGTCACGAACGGATTATTATACTTTATCAGATAAGGATACTGAGGGAACAATCGTTAACTTCTATTACGATCCTCAATTAACTGATAGTGTTTTGTACGTTTGGCCGACAGCCGATTCAAACTTTGCTAATAACTATACTCTTGAGCTTTTGATCAAGAAACCATTTGATGATCTGGATTCAGCTACGGATGATTTTGAATTTCCTCAAGAGTGGTATGAGGCTATTGTTTATGGTCTTGCTGAACGCATTGCGCCGATGATCGGTTATCCAATTCAAGATAGGCAATTATTAAAAGTAGAAGCGCGGCAGTATTTAGATCTCGCGTTAACATTTGATCATGAACATACCAACATAACATTTACAGCCGATGAATCTCGACGCAGCAGTTGATTTAGAAATCAAAAACTTTTCTGGCGCAACCATTACAGATAGAGAATCAGGCATTATCAACGGCGTTATTGATTCGAGTAAAGGCAAGCCCACTGTCACCCAACGACCTTCAATTAATTTAGAAGAACAAGCTTCAACAGCACGAGGTCGAGCGGTTTATTATTGGGACGCGAATAATGTTTTGTATCTTTTAAATGACGATACGATTTATAAAAATACATACTCTGGAGCAATGGCAACCACCATTACATCAGGGACTAAAAAGTGTCGGTTCCTTCAATTGGGAACACGATTAATTTTAGTTGATCCAGAAGATTCCAAAGCTTACACCATTACAACCGGTGATGTTGTCGCTCAAATTGGTGGTAGTTTTCCGGCGGCGATTGCTCATGGGGGCGCTATTCTCGATGGTTACTTTTTTATCATGGATACTGACGGGGTTATTTGGAATTCTGATCTCAATGCGCCACAAACTTTTAGCGCTGGCGGCTCTATTAATGCAGAACGTGAAGAAGACGGTGGCATTTATCTTGGCAAGCATCATGACCACCTGGTTGCTTTCGGTGAGCGAACAATTGAATTCTTTTATGACAACGCTAATCCAACAAATTCTCCCTTAAATCGTCGTCAAGATATTTCCTATACCACTGGTTGTGCAGAAGGGAATACCGTTTGGGAAGAAGGGGATACTACTGTATTTTTAGGCACTCAACCCAGTACGGGCATGGGTGTTTTTGTTTTAGAAAATTTTCAGATTAGAAAAATATCCAGCAGTGGTTTAGATGCCTTACTAACACAAGCAATTATTCGTGATGAATATGGTGCTTTTGCTTCAGGCTTCTCAGCAAACGGTCATAAATTTTACGTTCTTACCTTGCATACAACGCCTAGCGATATTACTCCTGAAGCGACTTATGTTTATGACATGGCGGTTAACGTTTGGTATGAATGGGAAACTAGTGTTGGAACTGTAACAAATTTTCCTGTTATTGATTGGTCGCTTCGCGCAGGTCAAACAATTAGAACCGGTGTTGGCATGTTGTCTAATGGGGATTATCTAATCATTAACAATGGTTTTACACCACAAGACAGTATCGGCGCTTCAGTGTATGTCACGCCAACAACGTATGTTGAAACAGGTTACATCACTGATATTTCTGGATCGGGAACTGAGTTCACAATGAAAATTCGCTTTGGTCAATTTGATGGCGATACCAATAAGAATAAAACCATGCACAAATTACGACCCCGTATGAATCAGACTGAGAATTCACAAACAGTCACAGTCACCTGGTCGGACAATAATAATCAAACCTTTGTTACCGGCGGCACTTTTGATGCTGTATACCAATACGATGATTTACGTCGATGTGGATTATTCAATCGTCGAAATATTGAATTGCAATACACAGGAACAGAGCAATTATTTATTGAGTCATTAGAAGCTGATATCCAAGTCGGTACGGTTTAATGGCCGGTCGAGAGTTTGGCCCCCCACCTTCGGTCATAACCGAGTTTAATCATGTCTGGCGAAATTGGTTAAATTTAGTTTTTCAGAAAATCTATAAACGTACTTTCACTGTTGAATTACAAGCAATTAATTCCTATAGCCCAGCAACAAACCCCATGACTGACGGTGTTGTTGGTATTGGTCCGGTGGCATTAGCCGATGATACCACGGGTGAAAGTCGTAATTTTGCATTCGTGTTACCGCTTAATTGGGTGAGTGGTTCTGATTTAACAATCAATGCTCACTTTATCAATGTCAGTGCTCAAACGGGTGTTAAAACCGTTGTTACAGACATTAATTATTTAGCTGTTGCAGCAGAAGAAGTCGCTAGTGGTGCAGGCACAAATATAACCGATACCGTGTCGTTATCAAGTGGCGTTGCAGCCAATACTTTTCATGTCTCTGGTGACTTAACAATTCCGGCCTCCGCGTTGACGTTGGGGGATACGGTATTTCTTGAATTACTTCGTGATCCAGTCACCGATACGTGTGTGGGTGATGTGGGTTATCAAAATATTATTATCGAATATCAAGGATTTATAAATCATGAATAGAGGATCATTCTAATGCCGTGGGGTGCAATAGCTGGAGCTTTGGCCGGTGGTATTTTAGCCGGACAAGCATCAAAGGATGCCGCTAAAACAGCGCAGGCAGGTCAACGAGAAGCCATAGCAGAGCAGCGACGACAATTTGATATCGCTCAAAAGCAACAAAAACCTTGGCGACAAGCGGGGGAGAGCGCATTAGGTCGTTATGAACAAATGCTGGGTCAGCGTGGTACTGCCGAGAGTCAAATTAGGTCAAACATACCAGGGGCTTATCATGCGCCGACTAATATTCCTGGTGCATTTAGTAGTCGAGCTGGAGATTATGGAGGTCAAATTCAAAACAATGTTCAACCAGGCTTTCAATTTGGTCGTCAAGAATTTGAGCAATATAAAGATCCAGGTTATGACTTTCGTAAAGAAGAAGGGCTTCGTGCTTTAGAACGAGCAAATGCGGCTGGTGGTCAACGAACCGGCGGCTATAATACACGTTCGTTAATGGAATTAGGTCAAAATCTGGCATCACAAGAATACGGGGCCGCTCGTAGTCGCGCCCTGAAAGATTATGAAACTCGGGTAAACCGTGAACAACAACAATATGGTCGTAGTGTTGCGGGTTATGGTCGTGATATTGCTAGAGAATCAGAATTATATGGTCGCGGTCGTCAAACCAGAGTTGATGAAGCTGCGCGTGAGCAAGAGTTGTATCGTCGTGGTCTCGGCGACTATACCCGTGATGTAGCAAGAGAACAACAACAATACGGTCGCGATATTAATCGTTATGGCCGAACTTATCTCGATCCTATGGAGCGTGAAATGCGATTATCGGAAGCAGGCAGAAGTACCGCATCAGGAATGGCGGGACAAACAATGCAACAAGGCCGAGATGTTGGAGGCAGGCTTGGTCAAATTGGTAGTTATGGTGCAGCAGGTCAATTAGGTGCGGCGGGAGCTTATGCGGGAGCACTTGGTTCAATTGGTCAAGCTTATGATAACTACCCTACTAATGAAGGTATGGTTTATGGTAATCCAATAGAAGGAGATGCTTATATGCCTGCTTACCCAGGACAAGGTGGTTACTAATGGCACTTGAAGATTTAATTGCACAAGCAGGGCCACAACTTTATGAAACAATGCGAAAGGGGTGGTTGCCGACCATTGGTGAAAAACAAGCTCGACGCAGAGCTGATCTTCAGGCAGAACGTCAACAACAACTTATTGCTGCGGAATCACAGCGAAAGCGATTAGCTGATCTTCAATTAAAAACGGCTGAGAGTGAATATAATTATTTGCCAACAAAACGAAAACGGGCTGAACGCAAAGACGAATTGCAAATTAAAACGACTGAGCAGGCTCAACAATTGTTTGATGAAAAAATGAAGAAGTATAAAAACGAAGAACAGCTTCAATCAGAGCAACGATCACTTGATACGACATCTAAATATATAAAAGGAGCTTTTAATCGTTTTGAGCAAACTAAAGATATTTATGAGGCTAAAAAAGTTATTCGTCAAAATTATGATGAAATTATTGAGGCTGGTGATGATGGAACGGATAAAGCGGTTGATCGATTTTTAAGTTCGACTATTTCTGAAGATGAAGCGATAAGCATGTTGAGTAATTTGAATGCTGTACTTCCTTCAGTTCAGGACGCAATTGATAAGCGATCATTGCAACTAATTAAAACACGCGGTTCGACAAATAGTGCTATTGCTGAACGTTATGCCGCTAGAATTGCAGCAGGAGAAACGCTGACGAAAGAAGAAATGAATCATTATCAAAAGCTAACTAATACAACGCCAACAAAATCGGCAGAATTAAGTTTGAACTATAAAGAAGGCCATAATAAAGAAAAAGCATTAATCAAATTGCGAGATACTTTCACTAAATCAATGAAGCGCATCACTGATCGTAATGCAACAATAAATGAAGCCTTGCAATCAATGGAAGCAGGTAATAATGCTCTGTCAGATAAATTATTGACTTCAAAATTATTAAACTTAAGTGATACCAATGTTCGCGCCATAGCTATCTATAAAGAACTCGATTCGTCTTTTGGTAATTTATTTGAACGCGCAACCGATATTGTAGGTCGGATTGCCTTTGGTAAACGAACTGCTCGTCAGAATGAAATCATTAAAGAAACATTATTAAAGATGAAGGCGTTAAGTGAACCAGTTATGGAAAAGATGAGGCAAAATAATCGGGCGATTGCTAAAGCGGACGGTCATGATCCTTTTAGGGTCGTTCCTCCTGTTAGCGCGGCTGATATTCGTGATTCAAAATTAATTGATCGTGAAGCTAAATTAAAACTGTTTGAACAATATCCGAGGTTTATGGATGAAATACAATAAAGCTCTTGCCGAAGCGTTTCTTGATTCAAAAGATAATTTTGATAGGGAACGTGCGTCTGCATTTCTGGAAGGTAAAACAGGTTTGGCCGTGCCAGAAGATAATCTGGACAATAAAACATTACCTTCAGAATTTCAAATACCAGGTGGCTATGATCCCGCCATGAATGAAGCCATGTTACAAGAACATGGCCAATTACCAGAACCTAAACCAGCGCCACCACCACAGGATGATCGAACTTTTTTTCAGAAAGCGTCAGATTATCCAGCCGCTATTAATCAGGAAATACTTAAGTTAATTGGATTACCAGCCGATCTATGGGAATGGGCTGGAAGACTCATAGGTGCTGAAAGTATTATGGGCAATACTGGATTAAACAGTCGCAATCTGACTCATTACGGAGCGAACTTAGGTGTTAATTATGAAATAGGCAAGGAGCCTGATACCGCTGGAACTAAAATGGGTGAATACACTGCATTAGGTCTGGAATTTCTTGCGCCTTTTCTTCGCATGGGTCGTGCTGGAGCTTCAACAACGGCTGCAAAAGCAGAGACAGAAATTGAAATTCCATTTATTAATAGAATATTCAAGGGTGGCGAAGTTAATGCTAGAAGTGCGGGGGCTATTGGCAGCCAACAAGCCAATAAAATTACTGGAGTTGTTGAGGGTGTTTCACAACGTATTGCTGCACCATTTCAACAAGCGCCTAAATTAGCTTTGGCTGGAGAACTTGCCGGTAGTGGTGCGGCAGGTATTGGAGCCTATTATGGTGGTAAGGAATTTGGCGATACTGGTGAAATGATAGGCGGTTTGATAGGTGGTCCACTAGGGCAATTATCATTAATGGCTACACCGAGATTATCTGCTTTAGCCAAAAGACAATTATTTCCATATAGTCCGGAAGGCGGAAAGATGAAGGCGGGACAACGGATTCGTTCATTAGCTGAAACTGAAGAAGTTGCTAAAAATATTGATAAAGCTGCTACTGAGACTTTACCTAACTCAAACATCCCCCCTGCTAAATTATCCGGAGACCGTCAATTAATTAATTTACAAAATCGTGTATTAGAAGATGATCCTGCACTAGCTCACGAGTTTCTATTAGAAGAAACGCGTATTAATACTATGGCTAGAGATGAATTAAAAAGCTTAGGGAATCAAGTTCCTATAGAAAAAACACAAGCATATTTAGCTGGTCGAGTTGAACGTATTTCAGGATTAATTGATCGAAGAGTTGATCTTGCATTAAAAAATGCGAGTAATGCCACAGAGAACTTAAATCCAGTTAGTCGGCGTAAAATAATTAATGTTGAAGTGAATCGTGAAATACAAAAAGCCATGTCTGATGCGAGAGCAGTTGAAAAAGAGGCATGGAGTAAAGTTCCTTTTGATACAAAAACAAAAATTACCGACACAACTTTTGCTTATAAGGATTTATTAGATGAGCGTACGGTGGCTTCTGATACATCTGAAATCCCAAAATACGTTGAAACTTTATTAGGAAAAATGGAGAAAGGTAAGTTTGTTCAAGGAAAATTGGATAGCGTTCAAGAAGTCAAAGTCATGCAGGACTTTCGATCACGGTTATTAAATTCTATTAGAGAAGAAAAAGCTAAAGATGCTGTTAACTGGAATAAGGTTCGTATTTTAGATGATCTTCAGGAAGCGGTGTTAAATGATATGGCGAAACCAGAAGCAACCGGTATTGAAGAAGCGATTGCTGTTTCACGAAAATTAAATGAAAAATTCAAGGGTGGCGTAATGAGCGTCATTTTTGGTAATGAACGGACTGGCGGTCGTATTGCACCCGAAGTTGCGCTTGAATCAATTAATTCTGGTCCTAAAGCGGCTGTTGAGATTCAGCGCGTTATTGATGCTTCACCGGAATCTTATGGTAAAATGGAAGATTTAATCAAGTTAAAAATTGCAAGTGAATCGGCTGGAATTGTTAAAAATGGTCGGATTAATGTTGATAAAGCAAAAAAATACTTAGATCGAAATGAAGATGTGTTTGACATTTTTCCTGATCTTAAAAGTCAAATGGAAAAAGCCATTGGGCTTGAAGAACGCGCTATTGGGATCTCAAAACGAGCTAAACTAAAACAAGGACAATTAGCTAAATCAAGCGCTGCTAGAATAGCATCGGTAAAACCAGGCATTGTTTTTAAAACTATTCTTGAATCACCTTATCCTGAGCGTGAAATGAAAAAGCTCTGGAGTCAATCAAATCCTACAGGAAAACGCGGGTTAGTGAATGATGCGGTGAATCATTTATTAAAGAAATCCAGAATAAGTAAATTTGATGAATCTGAAGTAAGCACTCCTTTATTATCCGGTAAAAAATTAAGTAACGAATGGGATCAAAATAAAGGAATTTATAATCAGATTTTTACCAAAGCTGAACGTCATCGTATCAAACTCATTGAAAACACATTAAAGAAAAATGATAAATTAACCGATATGCCTGGTCCTCTAGAAAATGTAGTTGATCCAGGGAATAAAGTTTTACGATGGGTTGCAGGACTACACGCTACAAGAATTGGTGCTCAATTGGGTGGCTCATCTGGGGCATCATTAAAAACGGCATCAATGGCAAGTAAAGTGTCTAACCAATTAATTGATGCGCTAGATACTGCAAAAGCAACTGATTTTATTAAAGCTGCAATTCAAGATCCAGAATTATTCAAAGTATTAATGGCTGATACAACAAAACTGCCTGAAATCAGTCGCGCTTGGAAAATATTTCAAGGTTGGATGGTTGGTACTGCCGTCGATTCGCTAGAAGAAAAATAAGGAACTCCAATGGCAACAGATATAATTTTACGCAGTGTAAAAGCTGCGGCGCTCACTCACGCCGAAATGGATCAAAACTGGGAATCACTTGCGGGGACTGTTGATATTCATACTGCCAGTGCAACAATCGCGGTTACTGATCAAAATAAAATAATCGAAGCTGACATTGCGTCAGGCACGATGACTTTACCAACAGTCGCTAACGCTGCGGGAACGGATACCGACAGCTTTAGAGTGACTGTAAAAAATATTAACGCAACGAGTTTATCGGTTGCAGGCAATGGCGCAGAACTCATTGAAGGCTCGGCTAGTGTTGCATTACTTCAATATGAAGTTGCTGAGTTTACTTTGGATGGTGCTGGCACTGGTTGGACGATAGCTTCTTTTTATGGTCCTAATATAGTTGGTTTAACAGCAACACCCACTGAATTAAATTATGTCGATGGTGTGACTAGTTCAATTCAGACTCAATTAGATGCAAAACAACCTTTGGATGCTGATTTAACTGCAATCGCAGCACTCGCCAATACTGATAGCAATTTTATAGTTGGTAATGGTAGTGCATGGGTAGCTGAAAGCGGAGCCACAGCAAGAACCAGCTTAGGAGTTGACGCTGCTGGAACGGACAATTCAACCGATGTAACAATTGCCGCTGGTCTTAATTATATAACTATAGCGGGTCAGGTAATAACATTAGGTAGTGTTGATTTAACGACTGATGTAACCGGAGCATTACCCGCTGCAAATATCGGAACAAACGCAATAGAAACAGCAAAGCTAAATGCATTAGCGGTAACAGAAGCGAAGATTGCAGCATTAGCGGTAACAGAAGCGAAGATCGGGGCGTTAGCCGTAACAGTTGGAAAGATTGGAGCGGCAGCAGTAACAAGAAGCAAAATAAGCACAGCAACAGTTAGCTTGTCTGGCACGATTGCTTCTCAAACTTATTTATCTATAGTTTTTGCAAATGCATACGCTTTCTTTCCAATGATACACATGGCAGGAGTCGTTACTGCTAGTGTTGCTACTAAATATAGACTTAAAGTGGCACAACTCTGTCCAAATCAAACTGATAGCGCGAGCGCAGATTCACCAAGTTTTTCTCTATTTAATGGCGATACCGTCTCAGACACTTATGATGTGGATTATCGATATATACAGGCTTAAAATTATGAAAATGTATTGTGCAATGTTAATAAATGAAATTACAGGTGAAATCGAGCAATGTATAACAAGTGATGCTCCTATCACTAGTGTGATGATACCAATGCCTCAAGTTCCTTCTCCAGAATTAAAGACCATACCACCCACACCACCTACAACATATCGTAAATGTTTTTGTGAGTTTGAAAGTGACACATTCGCAAGAGGTAATGAAGCTATAAGTAGTATTGAAATGACAAGCAAAAGTAAATCAGCTAAAGCAAGAATCAAGACAGGTAAAAAAATTAAGAATTTAAAAGAAACTACCGAGACTGACATGGCTTTAGATTACGCAGCTTTACAAGCTAGTAAATTATAATGGATGCAGTCTGTAAAAGTGTTGTTGTTAGCAATCAATGGTTTGGACTAATCACATTTGAAAAAGCAGGTGATGAAGTTTACGAACACAGTCATATTTTCGATCATTCTACAATTCTAGCTCATGGAGAATTTAGAGTTATAAAGTACAATAAAGATAATTCAATTGCGTTGGATGAGGTCGTGCAAGCTCCTTGCATTATTCATATCGAGAAAGGGCTTCCACACACTATTATTGCAAAAACTGATAATGCGGTCGCTTGTTGTTGTCATGCTATTTATGAAAGCGAGCAAAGTTTATTTCCGATCGAATCTGATAAAGTGCCAATAGTTGGTGGTTCGATAAAATTGTCATTAGTTGAAATGCCTCAATTATAAATCAGGAGAAGCTTAATGGCTCGCACTAAAAAACAATTAACCGACATATCCGCTGCTCGAATACGTGAACGAAATCATCAAGCTATGACTTGGGCTGAATTCCAGGCGATTATTAACGCCACTTTAATCCCTGAGCAAGAAGTCATCTTGAGAGCAATAAAAAATGGTCAAGTTAAAAAACTGGGGCGTTTGTTATTTAGTGAAATTGATAAGAAGCTCATTGCCGATTCTAATGCCGAAGCTATTGCTATTCTAGCTGACAATAATGCTGATTTAATTGAATTGGATAAAATTTTATGAAACTAGGTGAGAAACAAGAAATCTTTGCGGAGCTACTTTTTACTAAGTTGATTCCTTACATTTATTCCAAGGGTTATAAGATACGTCCTGGTGATTACTTTCGTGATCCAAGAGTGCATGGTGAGTATGGCGAAAAGGTGGGTTATAGTGGCCGTTATTCACTTCATAAATTGAAACTAGCTTGTGATCTTAATTTAATTCTCAACGATATTTACTTAACCAGAACTCAAGATCATCAAGAATTTGGTGACTACTGGTTATCGTTAGATCCTTCTTGTCGTTGGGGCGGTAGCAGTGGACATGATGGAAACCATTATTCATTTGAACATGACGGGAGATGGTAATGACTCACGCCGAAGATAGACGCAAAGTGAATAAGTGGCGACAAAAAATATTTATTGGTGTGTCGATGTCCGTTTTATCTAGTTCTATTTATGGTGTTTATGCAGCCGGTAAAGCGATTGAAAAAATAGAATCCACTGAACAGGATATTATAGCCTTGGAAGACTTTAGAAACAGTTCTATTGCTAATACCGCTCACATTGAACAAATTTCAAAAACTCAAGAAAAGACAGTTAAAATTTTAGAAGAGGTCGACAAGCGACTTCGTTTAATTGAGCTACGAATTGAAACCAAGCATAGAAACAGGAGTTTAGATCAATGAAATTTAAACAAGATATAAAAACATTCTTAAAAAGCAAAACCAATTGGACCGGCTTAGGGTTAATTATTGGTGGTGCTTTAGCATTTCATTATAAAAACATGTCTGAGTTTGAAGCAGGTCAAATGATAGTTGCAGGTTTCTCACTCATCTTTTTACGTGATGGTATTGAGGGTTCTAAAAATGCTAAGTCAACTTAAAATCTATGCTATTGGTGTGTTTGCATTACTCTCTGGCGTATTGGCTTTTCTGTTACAAAATTCAAAGTTAAAAGCGAAAACCAAAGAACTGAAAACCACAAAAAAAGTAGCCCAAATAAATCAAGATGTCTCAAAGATTCTAGCTAACCGAAACTTAACGGAGGTTCTCAATGGTGTTGATAAAGAAATTGCATCTGGTGATACTAGCAGTCTTGACGATTAGCTCAATAAGTTGCACGAGAGTCATACCAGTTAAATTAGAATTACCTAATAAGCCAACTTATTACAATGATATTTCTAAAGACGTAATTGCGGTTCATGACCGAGCGGGGAAGATTATTTATTTTAAAGCATCAGTCGAGGCTATTAAGAAATTGGCTAAGAATAAAGTTATGTGTCGAGAATATAATGAGACTTTAAGATCGATTATTAAAACAACACACTAGGAGTTAACATGGGAACTAAATACATGAGTGCCACTGACAGGGCTATGGCGAAACTAAAGAAAAAGAATCCAGATGCTTTTAAATCAGTTAAGAAGCGAGCCACTAAAAAGAAAAAGCGCGGGAAGTAACGCTGCCGGATAAATCCATCGGAAACAATCCATCAATAATACCTTGCTGACGAAGGTAAGCGCATCCCTGCACCTCATACCCTTCAATAATACAGATAGCTTCAAAATAATCAGGAGTAGCCTCATGTAGTGAGCCACCCTGTATGATAGCCGTTGTCAAAAGGAAGTAAGCTTTAGTCATGATAATGAATTCGGTCATGTGTCAAGTATAGCTTAATTAACAACTATTAGCTTTTCATTATTTTTTTAAGGATATCGTTAATATCGGTATCGGCCTTACTCATGTTTTCTTCATCATTGTAAACCGACATTAAGGCTTGTATTAGGTACCCCTTAAGGTTTTCTCCTTGAGAAGTGATGACGGCCATCTGACCCAATCTTCTAATTGGCAATTTACCAGTCACCAACACAACAACATTCACGTCGTAGTCTGATTTTTCCGCAATATGTTTAGTTAACTCACTCATGTATTCATAAACGGACTTAAAGTCGTATTCATTAAGTGTTTCTGTGGTCATTTTAAAAAGTTCCTTATTTTAATCATTTCTTTTTCTGTCTCTTCGAATTGCTCAACAATAGCCATAACTGAGTCTTCCAATTTAGCCATATTATTATAGTGAGCTGCAAACATCGAACGAATTTCTTTACTGCTTAATAGTTTACCTTTGCGTTTTTTAGGACCAGAATTACTAGGACGTTCTTGTTTGATATAAGGATCAATCTTTTCAATTTTGACCTTAACAGCAAATTGAAAATCACCATTAATATCTCTATCGATATGCCGATCAATTCTTCCATCGACTCTCAAAACTCTAAAGTGGGTATCAATAGCCTTATAAGTTGATTCTGGAAACTTTTCAAGCATTTCGGGGATACTCCAAAGCTGTTTTGGATCTTCGTTTAGTAAATCAAAAACGCGTTTTCTTATTCCATTTTGTTTTGCCATTATTTAAACTTCCTTGATTGTTTTTCTTTTCTATAAGCAATTGCTTTTTGTTTTGCGTCTTGCTCGTTTTTTATATCTGGGCTTGCTGTACTAAAACATTTATTACCACCTTTACCATCAACACTTTTACCCCATGAGGCGCACCATTTGATAGTGGCATTCTGATAACCATTTGGACAAACGATTCTATGCACACCATTGATTCCAGACGTATTAGTAACAGATAAATGCTCTCTTGCTATGTAATCGCCAGTTTCAGCATGGAACTTTCGATCAAACTCTAACTGCTTTAACATTTTTCTCTGGAACTTCTTCGCAGCCTTTAATGCTGGAGCACTTCCACCATATTGTTTAAAAGGAAAGTTTCCCGATCCATTAGCCGTTGGTATTCTTACTATATATCTATTATTATCCCGTGCTAACCATTCAGAATTAATTCCTGTTATTTTCGTTGCTGGGGTTGCCATCACTTTTCTCCTTTTAAGGGTTTAGAGTTTGTTTTGTTAAACCTTTTTTTATTGTTTCTATTGCTAATTCCATTATTTGAATTAAATCTTCATCTTTATTAAAGTTATGTGCTACATCAACATTGCCTGGTGAAGGGTCGCGGATCATTAACATCACAAATCCGTGCTTGGTTCCTGTTAGCTTATTCGTAGCATCCATATCTTCATGAATCTGATCAATTAGTTTTATCAGGCTTTTGGCGTAATTTTCATTAATCTCTTTTTGTGATAAATTAGTCATTTCTGATCCTTGATTATTTTTTGAGCCTGTTGAATTAATTCCTCACCAAGTATGATTGCCAGATCTGGAGGCATAGCGAACCAACTAACTGAAGTTCCAAAATTCAAGCGAACATTATCTTTTTCAATATCAATAGACATAACTAATTCACCAGCATCATCTTCGTTTAATTTTCCTTTAGGGTGTTTCCCTGTAGCGCCTAATTTAACTTCCATTTTCAGCTCTCTCGATCTGTTTTTTCATCATTCTAATTTCTGGATGTTTATCAAAAAAATCCTTTAAATCTTTATAATTATGCTGACATATATCTAACTGGCTAATCAATAATTCAATAGATTCTCTTTGAACTTTCAAGCAATCAACATAAACTAAATTAGTCATCTTCCATACATCTTTTAACACTTGAATTTTTTCATTAGAAAGCGGATCATTTAATACAAGTGTATCAACAATGACATCGACATCAATTTCTGGAACCTCTAATTTTTTTATCATAGGATAATCTCTTTAAATATCGTTTAAATTTCCAGTTAATTTTAATTCACGCCATTGCATTGCTAACTTCTTAGCTTTTCTGTATCCGTATAAATTTATACTAAAAGTTTTAGTCAATTGTTTTTTCATTGAGTTGTCCCAGTAGGTTGCTCGCCAATATTTTTGAGGCGGCGTTCTTCTTTTATCAATTGCAATATGAACACCTTTACCAAAATGCTTGTTTGTTTTTTTAGGTAAAACAATCCCGAACTCTCTATAAAGTCGTTGCTGTTCTTTATCTCTAAAATTTTGTGCAGCTTTTAAGGCTTTTGTTTTTCCGTGATAGCCTGAGTCTGGGAAACTTTTTTGAATATAATGGTCAGTATGATAAGACATGCGAACCCACCATGTTTTGTAATTACCTTGCTCAATTCTTGAAATAAAACGTAGTGCAGTACTTTTAACTAGGTTCATATTCTTTCCTCATAATGGTGAATTACGAACAGCATTAAATTTAAAGTTAATATAGTAATATTTTTTTTCTGATGTTCTAGCCAATAAAGTAATATCTCCTTTATGATTTATTATACAAGGCGGCCTTATAATGATATTAAAAGATTTCGGCATTGGTTCATCAGCAACAATTAAAAGTAATTGTTTATTAGGATTCTTACAAATTGGCTTATTATCATTTATAACAATTTGGGTAATATTCTTGATATTTAATTGAATTCTGACTCCTATATAATCATTGGTGTTATCCCATAAATCAGAAATTCCTGAAGCAGAAAATGATTCAACAAGATTGATTTTAATATTATTGGTTAATATTTTTTCACCTAATGCAATAGATGAAAAACCGATTAATATTATAAATAATAATCTTCTCATTTTAGAATTCTCGGATCTTTAGGATCGAAGGTTCTTCCGCCAGTCATGGTTTTACTATTAAATACATTAATCGTGATGTTTGAGCTACGTTGATAATAAACATAACGTGGTTCAAAACCATCGATAATTCTAGCAGGATTTTCATATTCAACGACTGCTTTTACTTCTTCTGCTAATGAGCCGACTTGTAACTGTGCTGAACCAAAAGTTGTATGTTCAAATTCATGATGAATAGTAGCTTGCGGATCGATAGATTGACCCGTAAAAGGATAAGCTGATATTCTAGGGAAGTCAGGGGGAAGTTTTAGATGTTCATGGGTTGCCGTTGCTTGAGTATTTGGGGCTGAGAAGACATTAAATTTTATATTACTATTATTGAAATTTTGAATCATCATTGCGCCGTAATCCGTGAAAGCATATTTTTTTAAATTGTCATAAGCTTTTGTATTGGTTTTAAATACTTGTTCATTAGGAGGATCAAATATTTCTTCATCTTTTGGAACTCGATGAAAACGTTCTCTGGCAAATTGAGCAAAATTTAATTCTTTATCAAGTAATGATATCGTGGTGGATTTATTGATGTTTAAATGCTGTTTAGCTGCCGCAATTAATTTTTCTTTGGTGAATTTTTCAATTTGAATATTATAGAATTCGAGTGCATAGATTTTGGTCCGAATATCACAATCAGAACCTTCAACATCACAAGTATGATTCGATCCTTGCGTTCTCACGAGCGTATGGATTTTATTACTGTCATCGGGTTTTTCAATTTTATTCTTAGTTATTTTTTTCCCAGCAGAGCCCGAACCGGCTAAATCAGGTGGTGAACTTGTGACACCAGCGTCAAGCAGAATTTGATTATACTCGGTTGATGACAATGATTGATAACCGCTTTTAGGAGAAGGAGGCATTAATCGACTCCCCGCCATTCTTTGATCATCAGGTATGTAATCTGGATTTCTAACACAGACTATAACTGAAGCAGCAGTACCATCGGGTTCTCGTAGAATACAGACTTCTTTTAATCGACCGTCAAAAGGACGATCATATATTGTTAGCGTCATAGAATTATCCTGTTTTTTCCTTAAGCTTTTTTTTAAGCTCAACAATCTCTTCATTCAATTTAATTATTTTGTTTATATTGTCTAAAAAAATTTCATGATATTGATGGCTTTCTTGATGATGGCTATCAATGATTTCCCAAGCATTTACACTGTGAAGTTCTGCTTGAATATTCATAAATAGAATTACCAAGATAGTGAACATAACTGGCAGATAGACATCAATTGTCGTGTCTATTAAACAAAGGTGAGTTGACAATAAAGCGAAGACTGTTGAAAAAATAATAAGGGTTTTTGATTTTTTATTTAGTTTTCCTAATTCAGTCATTACTTTTCCTTGTATGTGTTCACATTTAAGTAACAACATAAAATATAGCGTCAAGAAAACAAATAATCAAATATTAATTTGTGTGTTAATTAGTAATTAATTAGAGCGATCTAGTTGTTTGTTTGGTAATTCTGTATAATTGTCGAAGGCCACGTAACAAAAACGTAACAAAATTCAACTAAGTAGTTGATTTTAAAGGGGCTAGTAAAGGTTCAAATCCTTCCGTTCCGACCATCTTTATTTCAACTAATTTCTTTAAAATCAAACACTTAGTAATTTAGTTGTTTAAAATTGGTACGTTTTTGGTACGTTTTAAGTCATTGATTTCTCGATAAGTCGCGATAAGTCGCGATACAAACGTACCAAAAACGTACCAATTATTGCTCCTCTATTTTAATAATATTATCAACAATACTGGTGTCTAATGGCTCCAGATTTTTTTGACCGCCCACGTACTTATCCATTGTTTTTGTGTCTTTATGACCCATGATTTTTGATAATTGATAAATTGAAATGTCAGAAGATTCCAGGCTTTGTGTCGCAAATGAGTGTCGGGTGTTATAAGGTCGTCGGTGTCGAACATCGGCGTGTTTCAATATTTTTTTCCATCGTTTTACTATCGCGCCTTCACCCCAAAATTTACCTGGATGGATACCATCAGGATTCGTGAAGATGTAACCGCCAGTATCATAAGTTAGTTTTTTTTGGGTTTCGATAGCGCATAGCGCCGCTTTATTTAATGTCAGTGGTCGAATACCGGCCGGTGTTTTAGGAACCGGTTTTGGTTTGTTTCTAACGATGACTTTCTTTACTAATATACTATTGTCGAGTTCATTGTATTGCGACCACTCCAGTCCTCTGATTTCACTTGGTCGCATTCCCATAGCGCAGCGAAATAAATTAAATGAATAAATTTCAGGGTAAAGGATTTTAGTTGATTCCAGAATTCGATTAGTTTCTTCAGGCGTGAAGGGATCTTTATTGTGTTTTGGTTTGATAATTTTGTTGCCAGTATCATCACGTCCTAATACCACTTGACCCGATACGGTAGGCTTCCAACCATGAAGAATATTTTTTTCCAGTTCGTTATCACTAATGGCTTCACTAATAATGGCTCGAATGTGTTTCAATTCTTCATTAATGGATTTCTGGGCAACGTTTCGGTGTTTTGCCCACTTTTTTAAAATGCCAGTCTCAAGTTCAGATAATTTAATTTTGGGATAAAATTTATTGAAGTAGTCTTTTAAGCGATCAATTTCACGTGTGTATGTATCTAAAGTGGATTCGCTTATTTTATCGTTACGAAATTTCTCTCTAAGCATTTCCATTCGCTCGTCTAGTCGATTATTAATAGTAATGTTGTCGCCTCGACGAGAAACATACTTATGCTTTTTTTTGCTCTGCGGAAATAATTTTGCGTAATCAAGATTTTTTTCTTTAAAGCCTTTTTCAGCAGCAAGCTTAAGTCCATAACATCGTTTCTGGGTTGCTATTGAATGATCGGCGTTGATGGTTTCAGTTACGGTAGAACCATCAAAATGCATTCGTATTTGAATAGAATTTTTGCTGCGAAGAATAATACCAGGATATTTACTTTTGGTCATTGCCTTGCCTCTTGTGTGTTAACCTATATTGAACATAGCAAATAAAAATTAGAGAGACAAGAGGTTAAATCGATTAATGCTTTCGGTCTTTGTAATAAAATTAATGATTTAGACTAAAATGGGACGTACCAATTAGCGAAAACTAGGCGGGATGACAGGCTTGTTTTTGTTTATCCATGACTCATAACCTTTAATGGATATGACTAATCGTCGATCTGATATTTTAGTGTATTCACGGCCATTAACCCAGACACCATCATTTATTAAATGACGAACGGCATCCTCAGTCCAACCGGTCAGCTCACAAAACTTTTTAATTCTGAGTGAATCAAGATCCATTAATTCTTACCATATAAGTCAGCATATTCTTTAACAAGTTTTCTCATGTCATCTCCTAGATAAATACAAAACCCTAAAGCTTCTAGTGACCAGAATAAATCACCACAGGTTTCACACATATATCTGGAAGCCAAAGTTATTTCACCGTCATCACCATAAATTTTTTCTTCAACTTCAGTAGCAGGGAATCGCGCTCGATTAAATTCGACAGTAATAGCATTTAGTTCAATTAAAGTATTACAACTACAGCATCGCTTTCGTCTTTTGCTGATTAATGTTGTTTCTTTAGCGTCAGTCCAAAACCAACCTTCACCATTAAAATCACATTCACAACTTAAGCTCATTATTCATTCCAAGTATCCGGATCAATCGTTCTGGCTTCACCCCAAGTACAGGGTCCACACATATCCGTTGAATAGGAAGTTTTCCCATCCTTAGCAACCATCGTAACTACTGGCGACTGACCACAAATACAACATTCACTTTTATAATCTGGTTCGTAGCTATCTACGGCTATTGTTTTAGTTGTCATCTTCACTCCTAAAATCACCATCAGCATCACAATGTTCTGGGGGGTATCCGTTTTTCATTATATTTAACATTCTAAAAAATCTATTCACTATGAGCCAAACGGCATGAATACTCATAAAAGAAATAAAGAAAGTCAACATAGGGCTGTCACTCATAAATTCAAGTATGCTCATTTATCTCTCCATTTTTATGTTTTCTGTATCGGGTATTTCGATAGTGAATTCAGCATTGCATTGGACACCAACCGCTCTAATGGCCGCAATAGTATCTTTCTGGTAAACGCATTGAGTGACACCAATCACCACTAAAAAACAAAATACAAACAACCGGAAATAAGCTGTGATTTCACTATGTGTCATTTCACTGCCTTCATCATTTCTAAGAATTCGGTTCCAACCAAGTCGGCTTCACGTTTTAGTCCGTCAACAAGTTCATAGATTTCTTTCATTTCTTTGAGAATATTCTTAATGAATAAATCTTTTTCAGCTAGTTGTCTTTTTAGACTTTCAATTTCACTCATATTTTAATCCTTGAATTTGAAGATCATTAAACCCTAAATAACGTAAAATTTTGTCTTGAGTAACAGCTTCATCTTTTAATTTTTTACGACAACGCATTGACGCTGAGATAACAATATCATTATGCTTAAACTTAACTTCAACGACAGATGTATTGTGCTGTCTTCGCGTATTAATAACTAGATCGGATTCATTGATATTATCAACCTTCATTTATAACTTGCCTGCGGTAGACGATTAACAACTCGAACAAATGGAGTCCAACATCGACCCCACCAAATACGAGTGAATACATATTTGTAAGTTCGCTTTTCATTCCATGTTTTAAAGTTAATTTTAATCATTTTACATTCAACCTCCATCCTTGAGTGAGCGTTGCACCGGCCACGGCTTTACCAGCTTTGATATCTTCTTTAATTTTCTTTTTATCAATCTTGTAAGACACCACTTCAGTTTTGTATTTGTCTGAAATTTCATCAGCTTCTACAATATTGACCGCTGGTGGGTTTTTTTGTCTTTTGATGGCAAAGTAAGGAGTTTCAATAATGCTGATTTCGCTGACCTCCATACCATGCAAGACGTATTGTTCAATCCATTGTTCGCGTCTTTCCAATCGTTGCCGACGTTCCTTGATTTCCTTTTCGGCGTTTTTCATGGCGATAATATCAACACCAATATTACGCATATAAGCTACAACACTTTTGGTCTTTTCTTCAATATCACCCACCAAACCATTCAATGTATCTTCAACTATCTCAGCCGGTAGATCCATGTCCTCAAGCTCTATTAGAGCCTTTTGGTGCATAGCTACGTATTCATATAGCTTCATTAGTCGAACCCTGGAATATCGTCGTTAAAGCCATAAGAATCAGACTGATTGACTCCAGACTGCTGAGGTTGAGTATGTGTTTGTGGTTGACCCTGAATAGTGGCTGGCAATACTCGAATACCACCACGAATTTGACCGAAAGTCACTGACGGATCGTTCCATAATCTAATTCTTCCACCAGGCCAATTGTCGGTGTTAGGCTGATTTAACAAGTGAGCAATCATGTCTCGATTAACCACGTTAGAAACCATTGCTTTTTGAAACTCATGGAAATAAATACACCATTTCATTTCTGGGGGCTTACCTTCCTGTGCGACGTTTTCTTCGACTACATCTCTTATCGTAACGTTAACGCCTTGACCTACATCTTCCTTTTTTAAATATTTTGAAACCTTCATTGAATCAATATGTGGCATTTTAACCTCCTAAGTGTTTCATAAAAGTTAACATCTTTATTTTAAAAAAGATAGATTAAATCGATTGATTCGTTAAAAAAAAATAGGGTGGCGTTGCGTCGTTATTTACACTACTATTACCTTATATAAAAAATATTAATAACAATAAAAACAAGGAATATCAAAGGATGACAAAAGTTGAAAAGATTGATCTATACTGGGTTGAGCCAACCCCGTTAACACGATCTGTTGAATGGGCTTCGGAATTTTTAAATGATTTAGGCGGGGACTACAGTATTTCAGAAGCGGCAAAGGATCAAGTTACTTTAAAAAACAAAACTGCTTGTCCAGGTTATTGCTCTCAAGGTAATTCAACAACAAAAACGTGTAATGACATTGAGCGAGCAATTTGCCAAGCCATTAAAACTTTTGATTCAGAATTAACGGCTGGCTTTATTCATTGCTCTAGGGACAAATGCTCAGGATGTGAGATGGTGATTCGAGATAATTCTTAGTTTTGGTTCTTAATAACTATTTTTAAGGCGGTCTGGCGCTCATGTTTAGTAATAGGGGCAATCTCGTGATTGCTACATTCTGTAAATGCTGTTTTCATAATTTTGCGCCGACCTACTTTTGTTTGATTTCGATATTGTGTAATCAATGCAATTTCATCTGGAGCGCGTAAATCAAAACCATCCATTGTACCATGACCAATCATTAGCCAACTAAAAGAACATTCTAAAGCCGAGCATAACTTCTCCCCAGTCTCGTATGATGGTATTGTATCGGCATGTAAAAATCGATGAATCATAACGCGCTCATTAACGTTGCAAACTACTTTAATTTCCTCAAGTGACTTTTCGCCATGTCCTCGCGCTGCTAAAACTTCTTTAAATCGTTTACTGAAAGCTTCTAGCTTACTCTTGTCTGTTTTTTTTCTCATAATTCACTCTTGTCTATTTTTAGTTGATTATAACTTAGTTTCTGTCTTGTTGTTGCGCAAAGAGTAACATATTAAGTGTCACTTAACAAACATGAACAAGATCAAGGGCTTGACAAGCGTTTCATAAAAGTTAACATTAAGTGATGATTCATAATTACTTAAGGATAATCGTTTGAACAAGCAAAAAATAAAGAAATACATTGTTTGGGCTGGGGGTCCGTCAGAGGTTGCAAGAGAGTTGGGCTTGTCACGTACAACAGTTTGGCGCTGGGTTCACTCTGGATTTCCCGATACTGACTTCAGCGGCAAAACGTCACATGCAAGCAATATAGCTGCACTCTGCATTGGTAATGGTCACTTGATAACAGACAAAGAAGTGCTTGCAGCGGGTCGCCCATGAAGAAACAAACCACAGTGAGAGACGGTCTTTACAAGGTGCTTGATACTCTTATCAACGCTTGTAAGAGCATGAATCGAGAGCTGCCTTCCATCACGCTTACTTCAGCACAATTTCAAATTTTTCAAATGTTCAATCACAAAATTGGTGGCGTATATCGTTATCGGGGGATTGAGGTGAAGAAGGTCGAAGGGAATGTACGGTAAGATATTTGATTCAATTTATGATGGAACGCTCGCTGAAGACTGGCGGGCATTAATTACTTTTCAGCAATTTATTGTTCTGTGTGATGCCGACGGTATAGTTGATATGACACCACAGGCAATTAGTCGTCGTACCGGAATCCCAATTGAGCATATTAAAGCAGGAATTGAGATCTTGGAAAAGACCGACAAATACAGTCGAACGGAGGGTCAAAAGGGTCGGCGAATTAAGCTGATAGATCAACATCGACCGTGGGGATGGTTTATTGTCAATCATGAAAAATACAAGCATTTAAAGGATTCTGACACCATTAGAGCGCAAAATCGCGCAAGAAAACAAAAGCAACGAGAGGTCGAAAAGTCACGCTCGGTCACACTCGGTCACGCCGAGTCACGCTATACAAATACAAATACAAATACAAATACAAATACAAATACAAAGATCAAAACACTTGGTCAAAAAAAGAATTTTGACCTTTTCTGGGCCGCGTATCCGCGAAAAGTCAAAAAGAAAGAAACCATTAAAGTCTGGAAAGAGAAAAAGCTTGATGACAAAGCTCAGGAACTAGTTGTTGACATTGAAAACCGTCTTCAGAAAGACGATGGCTGGAAGAACGGTTTTATCCCTCATCCCCCCACGTACCTCAGAGGGGAGCGGTGGGCCGATGATATTCAGCTCGCAACCAAGGAATCCGAAATGCAATCACGAAGTCAGATCATGCGTATCGGCGCACAGATGAACTTAAAACCCAAAGTGGGCGAAAGCATGGAAGCTTACGAAGCCAGAGTGAGGACAACCCGTCATGGAAGCTAGATGTAGCCATTGCGGTAAACGTCCTGGGCGAATAGAGCACAACGGCCTGAAATGTTGGTTGTGTTATGGCGTAGAGCAGCAGATGGCCGGTAATGAAGACTGGCGTGATTGTTTTAGTCGTGAGTACCAAGCCAAGCACGACATGGTTAAACGAAAGGACGAAACCAAAACGAACTTAGCTAACCGGTGCAAACTATTTTTGGCTAAAAATGGATTTACCTTCCATGAGCAAAAGTGAGAATAGGAAAAATTTTCCAAAGGTGACGAAAGTGATCGATCACTTTAGAGAACAGTTCTCGGACTTGAAAGTAATTTACGTGAGAGAAAACGGCAAAGAGCTGGGGTGCAGAAATGAATCCAAAAGGAACATACGACAAAGCGAATCACATTGAGTACGAAAAATTGGGAAAGGAATTAGATCAAACAACTTGCAAGGCTATTGCTCGCAAATTTGAGATCCATTATTCGGCTGTCACATCATTGCTTCGACTTGATGATGATGACATTCGATTGATCCGAGAAATTATGAAGGAGCGGCGCAGAATAATGAAGCGGCGTGAAGAATTGAGGCAAATGCTCAAATGAAAATCTGGCTTATGAAGCTTCCCAATGGTGATTTGAGATCATTGGATGAAGTAGGGATCAGAAAAATTGCTGTTGGTGAAGCAATTGAGTTTGATTACAAGATTCCTCGTAATTATAAATTCTTGCAAAAGTTTTTTGTTTTTTTAAAAGCGGTTTATGACATCGAAGCAATACAAGAACAGTTCAGCAGCGTTGAACATTTACGCTATGCGCTAACAATGGACGCTGGATATTTTGAATCAGTGGCGGGAATGAACGGCCAAATTTATTTAAAACCCAGATCCATCTCGTTTGCCAAAATGGATGAAGCCGAGTTTGATCAATTTTATGCAAAGGTGATGGAAATTGTTTTAAAGCGACTTCCAACTTACGTGAAGGAAGATATTTTTGAAATGGAAAATCATATTATGAGTTTTGCTTGAAAATGTTTCACATGAAACACGTTCCATGTCAAGTAACATATTTTCAGTAAAACTCAAATAATGCTTGATTTTATAAAAATTTTATTAGGTTGCATCTAACAATGTCTAGGAGCAGTTAAGGGAGGCTTGACGATTGTATTCATTATTGTTTTTAAAAGCTGAGGTTAGTGCTAAGAAGGTCAATTTTAAACCGATTAAACCGATTTTTAAACTGCTTGACAGAGGAAGAAAAGCCTTGGCTCAGAAAAAGAAAAAAAAGAAAAGTCGTAAAGTTTTGAAGAAAACGGCATGGGATTTGCTCAGTAAAATAATTCGACTCAAATATGCCGATAGCAATGGCTATTGTTCTTGTGTTTCTTGCGGAATCACAAAGCATTGGAGCGAAATGCAGGCCGGTCACTTCATCCCGAAAGCAAAAGGCAATGTTGTTTACTTCCTCGAAGAGAATATTCATCCTCAATGCGTTCACTGTAATATGTACCAGGATGGGAACTTAACACCTTACACATTATTCATGATCGATACCTACGGTCGTGATGAAGTTGAACGCTTACAAAACCTGGTCCATGAAAAATTAAAAATCACTGAAGCAGATTATAACGACATGATCGTTGAGTACAAAGAACGATTGAAGGATCTGTTATGAAGGCGCTTGACTTGTTTTCAGGTATCGGTGGTTTTTCTTTAGGGCTTGAACGTGCCGGTATTGAGACAATTGCTTTTTGTGAAATAGAAGACTATCCCGTTTCAATTTTAAACAAACATTGGCCTAATGTACCCGTTTATAGAGACATAAGGAAATTAGATGGAACACAATTCAGAAATAAAATCGAAGTTGTCTGCGGAGGCTTCCCTTGCCAACCATTCAGTGTTGCCGGACAGCAAAAAGGCAAAAAAGATGACCGCCACCTCTGGCCGGAAATGTTACGAATTATCAAAGAATCAAAGCCCACTTGGGTTATTGGTGAAAACGTTGCTGGTTTCATCAAAATGGCACTCGACGATGTGTGTCTTGACTTGGAAAACGAAGGCTTCACCACGATACCGTTTAATTTACCAGCTTGCAGCGTTGGTGGTATCCATCGACGAGAGCGAATATTTTTTGTGGCCTACTCCGAATACAATGGACTACTTACCACCAAGATCCGAGCAAGCAAACAAGAAACTGTTCAAAGGTCATCGAAAGGGTCGAACGAAACCATCGAATCTAAGAGAGTTTGTATTACCGAGAATGTGGCCGACACCATCGGCAAGGGATTGGAAGGATTCACCAGGAATGAGCAAGACCAGGGAGAAGGGTCGCAAGAGACTCGATCAACTTCCACGTCGAATTTTTCACGAGACTGGCAATCAATCAGGTTCCCAACTGAACCCCCGATTCGTAGCGGAGATGATGGGTTTCCCGACCATGTGGCTCGATTAAAAGCATTAGGCAATGCAGTTGTACCACAAATACCTGAATTGATAGGCAGAGCAATAATGGCGGTATCCGCATGAGAGATTATGACGATTGTAATCGAGCCGATGATCGGCGCAATTCCAAAATGTCAGATCTCGCTCAAGACAACGCCATTATGAGAAAAGCATTGCGCGAAATTAGTGAGGTTTATATCGGTAGTGAAGGGTTTAATTCTGACACACCAAGAGAACATTATTTAAAAAAATTGATTCGAGATACGTATTTAATTGCAATAAAATCATTAAAGGCAACTCAGTGAGCTTAACTGAAACAGAATTTAAAGCTCAAGGATTAGAGATAAAAGAAAAAAATTGTTCAATTTGCAGGAATGGCCTGAAGTTAAATACCGCTTCAGTTATTAAAGGTAAACACATAACCAAAGAGAGGTATTTATGCAGCAAGGGGTTGAAATTTCCATCATGCAGAAGTCTAATAAAAGGGTTCAAAATGAAATAATGGAAGAGCGCGAACTTGAAAAGCTTTTGGATCTCTGGCGTGAGTGGTCACAATCAAACTGTACTGGCACAGGCTTTAAGAACAGGACGATTGAACACCAACTCATGATAGAAGGTGCAGTAACCAGAGCGACCGGCTCACATGTTCTAGAAAGCCCAGATTGTGAACGGTTAGACGCTGCAATTTCTAAAATGCCACCACAAATGAAAAAATGCATTAAATTGAAATACCTTTTCGGTTTTACAAATAAAGACGCAGCTAAAGCCTTACGAATGGCAGTGCCGACTTATAAAAACTTAACACAACGTTGCCGGTCCTGGTTATGTGGAAAACTTACGCGATAAAGTTGTTGAAATTTCGCGGCGAAAACTTGCAAAATGGATATCCATAAAGTAGTCTAAAACCCATAGAGTGAGTTCTTTGCTCTTAAATTCCTTTTCAAGAATACACATTTAGCCGCTCTTGTTAGCGGTTTTTTTATGCGTGAATAAAACATGGCAGCTCCCACAATAGCAGCAGCAAGTATCGTTACAATTAACAATGGGGGTTCAACTACAGGAACAGTTAGTCCTACTCTATCTGCTAGTGGAAATGACCGTATATTAGTAATTATTTATACTGGGAAAGACAACTCAACGACAGCAGCAGTACCTAGTGCGATTGTAGTTGATTCGGCAGGAGTTAATTCTTCTCTAGCGAATGGGAAAGTTGTTCATCAAGGAACGTTACAAATAGCACAAGAGACTACTTTTAGCTCGACCTGTGATGTGTTCTTTTGTTTAGAGGCTAATCTGCCTACGACAGCAGGGGCTTACGTAGTTGATACGACATTAGATAGCACGCCACAATACCATATGTGGCAGATTTTTGAAGTCGCCGGATGTCCTGACCAAGCCTACGATGCAATAGTACAAAACAGTTCAATAGCAAATGTAAGCGCAGCAACAAAGTTTAGCGATTCAATCACCCCAACAGTAGATAATTGTTTAGTTGTAGATTGTTGGGCAACAAGTCACAGCGCAGCCCCCACATTCACAAGTACAGAAACACAAATGGCTGTCACTAGTAATACGAACGGTGGTTCAGTGACTAGTCAGTTCACTCAAACCACGGCAGCAGCTAAGACGATGGAAGAAGAAAGTTCAACTCTCCATCAACGTAGAGCATGGACACTGCTCAGTTTTAGTGGTGCAGCAAGTTCAACTCCCACAGTACCACCACTAAGACGCAGGATGATGATGAGATCAGCATGATATTGGGCAAATACAACCAAAGTAAGACGATTACTTTCGATCTCGTTGCTCCCGATGGCGTTGATTTAATTGTTGCCGCTACATTCGCCGCCGGTGATATCGTTATTATGAAGGACGAAGGAGCGGAAGCGAACACTACTAACCTACCAACCGATGAAGGCACAGGATATTCACTGGTCCTAACAGCGACAGAAATGAGCGCGGCCAGGATAAGAATTTATATAATCGATCAAACAGCTACAAAGGTCTGGCTGGATATTTCAATAGGAATTGAAACATACGGAAACGCAAGTGCAGAACACGCTTTTGATTTAGACACAGCATCAACCGCTCAAACAGGTGATAACTATGCTCGATTAGGAGCGCCAGCAGGGGCTAGTACCGCAGCGGATATAGCAGCCGTGAAAGTGGATACTGCCGCTACTTTAGTGGACACCGGTACAACATTACCGGCAACTCTTGGCACTCCAGCAGGAGCGGATATGTCTACCGATATAGCAGCCATTAAAACTGATTCAGCGGCAATTCTGGTCGATACGGCTGAAATTGGGATAGCAGGCGCAGGGCTAACAAATATTGGTACTATCGCAACTTGTACAACTGTAACCAACCAAGTTACGGCAGACATGACAGCTATATCTGGGGATTCGGTAGCGGCGGATAATCTAGAAGCTACTTATGACGGAACTGGTTACGTAGATGATAACGCTCCATCGACTCAATCACAATTAAGTGGTATTTCAACAGGTGCAGTTGCTTCCTCAGTTTCACCAGAGACCTACACCTTAACTACTGGTGTACTTTCAAGTGGTACAGTGGGTGATGTTGATTCACTAGGCACGCCGCATGTCCATACCGATTCAGCAGGTGCTTTAGATATTGTTTATCATCATTTAGTTGGGGCAGGTACACCCTCAAATGTAACGCTGGATTGTTACTTGCAAGGCAATAATGATAATGTTCGGGTAGAAGCTTATGATTGGAGTTCAGCAACTTATAAAAAAATCGGTGAAGTAAATGGTAAAGTAGCGGCAACATACGAGTCTTTAACTTTTCCACTAAACAATAATATGGTCGGCACTGGTACTGATGTTGGCAAGGTTGATATTAAAATCACTGACGGAACTGAGTTCACTTTAACTACAGCGACATTCTCATTAGATAGAATGTACGTCTCTTACAATCAAACCACTGGCAATTACGCGAGAGGTATTGAAGTTGACACCAATGGAGTTACAAATACAAACACTGTGGTTGGTGTTGATGGAGTGATAGGAAACCCTGTTACTACGTGGGCAGCAGCTTTAACCTTAGCAGGCAAGATAAATTCCTATAACTTCCATATTCATAATGGGTCTTCTATTGCGCTAACTGGTAATTCAGATAATTATACAATAATTGGTGAAAACTGGACAATGGCGTTAGGTGGTCAGTCTATTGCTAATGCTCTAATACATGGGTGTACGGCTTTAAGCGGCGTATCATCGGGAACTGGTTATAAGATTGTAAATTGCCATTTCTCTGGTGCTACATCAATTGATGCAGGATGGGCACAAGATTGTCGACTCGGTAATGTCACTATAACTTTGGTTGGTATAGGTGGTTACTTCTTTCAATCCTGTTTTAGTTCAACAGGTTCAGTGCCAACATTCGATTTTCAATTAGCGGTAGGCGCACAGACATTATGCCTTACTCCGCTAACGGGGGGTGTAATTGTAGACAATATGGCGGTTGGTGACTTAACACACATAGAAGGTGGTGGCGAGTTTACAGCAGCAGCTAATAGCACTGGCGGAACTATTGAGTTCTCTGGAGATTGGCGGGTTACTGACAACACAGCCGGAAGTGTTACATTGGATGGTGGTGATATTTATGACAATGTTGTTGCAACATTAGCTGACACTAACGAATTACAAGGTGATTGGACTAATGGCGGTCGTTTAGATCTGCTTTTAGATAGTTTAATCACTGAAATGGCTACCGCTACTACTGAACCCGCTCAAGGTGCGCCAGGTGTATCTGTTAAACGCGGTGAAAAAATAGATTGGCTTTATAAAATGATGCGGAACCGATCTACTAGTACCTCGACAACAATCAGCATTTATAATGATGATGCGACTACAGTGGATCACAAAATCACACATTCAGATGATGCAACTACTTATGATCGCGGTGAAATGGCCACAGGTCCGTAAATGGCTATCGATAGCGCAGCCAAGCGAAACTCAGCGCGTCATTTTATGCAAACTGGTTTGACTCCAATTTTACCCGATGGAACCATAGCTCAGACCGATAGACAATCATCAGTTCATAGTTATGGCGGAATTTTAGCAGCTACACTCACCGCAGGGACGGCAAGTAGTATTACTAGTAATGTGTGGTTTTTCTTTATCGAAGACTCTCTATGATTATCGAAACTTTTAGAAATTACTTAAGAAAAAAACGGTTATTTCTAAATGATAAAGAAATGAAACGATTTGTTCAAAATAACTTCAATAACAAATTAGAAGGCTATGTGAGATCGATTAATTCGATTAAGCATTATATGAACGCGAACAACAAGGACGAAGTGAAAGAGCGTTGTAAACAATTGAAAAGGGATGGGCTTTCGCCACCCGAAACTTTGCGATCCTGTGATAGTATGATTCGTGATTTAAGAACCTGGAAATATAAATGAGTAACGGTCCACGTATTAAGCCCTTATCCAGTGATACCTTAACGGGTACGGGAACTATTACCCTAGCCGCCGGTAGGCTCTTTGGAGGCTTCGATCTCAATACTGATGGAACAAATGTAGGAACCGTGATTATACGGGATGAAAACGTCACAGGGACTATCTTAGTGACTTCTAAGAGTATTACAGGAAAAACATTTATAGCCCCGATAGATGTTCCGAGTAATATAATTTACTACTCGATTTCTGGTACTGGCGCTGACGCTTTCTTATATGAATTTGATTATCAGAGATCGACTAAATATTAAATTTTGGCTATAATTGAAATAGCTCATATTTTGCCTTGTCTCAAAATTTGAGTTAGTACCAGATCAGCCTAAAAAACTAATCTGGTACGATTTATAAAAATAATTTAGTAACAGTTACAGCTACACCCACAGCGGCAAAGATAATACCAGTTAAAAAGAAAGCGTTTTTTTGTCTTAAGTGAATAACTTCTTCAAGTAGTTTTTCAATTTCAAGCTTTTCTTTTGTATCTTGATTATTCATAGTAACCTCAAAGCTTTTTAAGCTCTTTAAGAAAAATTAATTTAGACCAGGGCGATATTTTACGATCATCTTTTTCGGCTAATTTTTGAATTTTTTTGTACTCTTCAAGTGTTACCCTGAATTGAATTAATGGATCTGGTTTTGACATTTTGAACACCTTGTCTATTTGTATTGAGTTATATTTAATTATATAGGGTATAGAGATAAAATTCTATACCCTTATAATTTAATGCATAGTCGTTATTGTTATTGTATCGGCTTTAAGCCCTAATGCGATTCTTAGTAGTTGTTGAATAGAATCGTTATATACAATCGTCACGTTTCCGCTAGGTGAAATAGCTTCCATGCGTGATCGTGCATTAGGGTTGCGAGTTTTAATAACTTCTAGATTCTTATAAGTATCCATAGTGCTTACTCCTTGTCAGTAAGTGTATAAGTTTGTGGATAAGTTTCAATTATCCGGTTTTTAAGATTATTCAGTTATTGAAAAAGGCTCAATACTAACTTTACATTGAGTCGTGTCAGTATTATTTTTAACTTTGATCAAAAGTCGAATAGCTAACTCTAAATCATTCGTATACCAGGCATTTTTCTTAGTATCAAAGGTATTTAAAGTATCTCGATTTAGATAAGTTCTAACATTGCTCATATTAATTTTCGTGATTGTATACATTTTTAACTCCTTGTCAGTTAATAATGTTCAAAATCTCCTAAAAATCAGGGGGGTTAATTGTTTCTAATAGCAAACGTTTTGCCAGTTACCGTTAACTTGCATGTATTCACATTGAGTCGTTCCAATAGGTGGAAGCTCTAAAGATGGTAAAGGCTCTAATTCAATGCTAGGCAATGGCTGAATGGGTTGAATATTAGTAGACGGTAGATCAAGCGTACTATCACAAACATCTATATAACCACAGTTACCACCATTACATACATACGACTTAGTACAATACGCACTGGCAAGATTTGAGAAAAGAAAAAAGCTTAAAAATAGTATAGTTTTCATAATTACCTCAGTTTTCTAGAATCCATCCTATGACAAAAAAAGCCGCTGCACCTACAACGGTAAACCCTGTAAAGGGCGCGAGAACTAGACATATAAAGCCTAGCAAATACATTAAACTAGCCATTATAATAAGTTATATAATTATGATTATTTTCTTCGTGAATATCTTCGATTAATAACCCTATATTTAATGGATCGTCTATTTCGTTATAATCTGGATGATACATCATAGAATATAACCGTTTAATAATTTCTTGATTATTCATAGCCCTAACCCTTAATTAAATAAATCATAGATATCGCAAACTACATTATCCATAGAAATGGATTGACCTGAACAAGTACGACCCCAAACAGTAAGACCGAGTATTTCTTGTACGTTTTCGCCTTTATTTATTAACTGGCGACCTAAATATTCTGATACAACCCAGAATTCTAATGATTCATGCTCATAGGGTTCAATGTCAAATTCGCTACAAAAGTCATAAAGTCCCGATATTTCGTCGTACTTTTTAAAGTCGTTTAATAATTCATGTTTATTCTTGAACTCATGGCCGTTATCATTAAACCATTCTATATACTCTTTTAATTCAGACTTGGAAGCGTTACCGATAGCATAAAGCGCGGGTTCCTTATAATCTTGAGCACTACAGACATTGATTAATTCTTCTGAATATTCGCCGTTTGTAAAGTCCTCAGAACTAAGCAAAGCCTGTATAAGCTCATTAACGTTTGTTAATATTTCACGATCAACAAAGTCGGACACTTTACGCTGGTAGTCTCCAGTTATTCGGATATTTGTTTTAGTATTCATGATATAAACCCCTTGTTAGTTTATTGATTAAATTTCATACTGAAATATATAATTATTAACTTCTATAGCTATGTATTGATAATCTTCATATATTCCGTGCGTGTCACCGTCCATGATGTAATTAATAGTAAAACCGTTATCATTGGTTAACTGTTCTAAAATCGGATAAAAGCTTTTATATTTTTGATCAGCGATAGCCTTATATTTATTAATATCGGTTAACGCTTCTTTTTTAGTCAAAAATTCATTAGCCCATCGTTTTTCAGTGGACGTTTTTCGGATATTTATTTTAAAGCCGTCATGCAAATGGTGTTTGGCTCGATAATAAGTAGTTAGATTATTCATCAAA